CATTATTACCCAAGTAAGGGAAAACCGCGTTTAAATAGGTCGAATCTTTTTGGTTTAAACCTAGCGCGGTTTTTATTCTATCTAAGTAATTCATTCCGTTTTCTTTTTTTGTAAAAATAGGGTAATAAAATAAAAAAATGATTCAATATTCTAAACGTGCCAAAATTCTTGGCCACTTACCATTAATTCAGTAAATCCCCAAACCATTGCATCGACGCGGTCAGGTGATTTGCCTTTGTCGGGTTCAAAGGTAACCATTTGATTTTCTAGTATTGGAAAACTGCCAACATGGAAAATTTTGTGTTGCTCATAAAGCGAATAGATTGGCTCCGCCCTTACATACTTGCCCTTAGTTGCCGTCACAAGCTTAATTCTTGCGGTCGTATTTTGCGACCGCAAAACGCTTTCAACCATGTCACCGCCTTGGTTTTTTTCTGCAACTATGCAATCGGCATTCCAATTTTTAAACGCTTGCAATGAGACGGTTGCCCATTCCGTTGGCGAATATTTACCGCTTAGGTCCTCGAGTACATATCCCTTGCCGTTGGCATCCGTACCGCAAACAATTATACCAGTCTCGTCGCTATTCATTGAGGCCGTTGTTGCTGGATCAATGGCAACCACAATGCGTGACAATTCAGGCTTTGCGCTGACCCTTGCGCGTTCAATTATCGGCCTATTCCAAAGCAATCCCTCGGCATCGTCTAGCCATTTGCCTAAAAATAAATGCTCGTAACGGTGGAGGTTTTCTTGCTCAACGCGCTTTGCCTGGTCAATAAATGACTGGCTTAAATTCTGTTTGTTGTCTAAGTAAGTCGTATGTATGTAGCTAGTATCGTCGCGCGTATGCTTTACAAATCGGCCATAAATCCAATGGCTTTTATACGATGGATTCATTACTAAAATAACGCGGTTTGGCTTGTTTACAACACGAATAGATAAGTCGATGCGGTCAAAAACATCCTCATCCATTAACTCCTCCGATTCGTCAAGAATAAAAGTAGTAACGCCAGCGATTGATTTGAGGTTAGCCGTTGCCGTCCCTTGGCTGGTCTTAATGCCACGAAATAAAATCTTTGAGCCTGTCGCTTTGTTAATGATTTCGGACTGTGTTATTTCAAAATCGTCCAACTTATTCATCAACTCAATTTTATCGATGAATTCAGGAATAATTGAAATAAAAGCCGAGGTTAAAGTCCAACGCGTGAATAAAATAACGTGGCCTTCCTCATAAGTCAGGTTTAAAAGAAACATCGACAATGTCCAAGATTTACCCGAGCCGCGTCCGCCAGTAATTAGGAAATAACGCGTTTTAGGCGTTTCTAAAAATAAAGGTTTGTATTTATCTAGTAACTTTATTGATTCCATTACTCGGTTTTAAGCCATTGAATTGGCGGAGTTACCTTATCGCCAAGACTTGTAACGTCTACCGATTGCTTATCGGTCCAATTAAATCTATTTTTCATATTCATGTACCAGCCAGTATAATTAAAGTCTCTGTTTTCCAAGTTTTTACGACCTGACTTTGACCACCAAGCTTCAGAAATTAGCTTACCCATTTTTATGGTTTCCGAAAATTGCTCCTCTTCTTTAATCCAACGGTCCCAAAGGTCATTAGAAAACGAGCCACGCCATTGATAAATTAAAGCTTTAATTTCAACGTCAGAGGCCCCCTCCTCATAAAGGCTAAGTATTTTATTATACCAATCTTGTGGTAAATCAAAGATTTCTTTTGGTCGTCCGCTCATGTTACAAAGTTAAAAAAAAGTCTAACCGAAATTAGACCCTATCAAAAACCATTATCGTGTATCCAAACCAAGACGCATTTGTTGCGGCCTTTCTTATCTTTTCGCTATCGTTAAAATTAAATTTAAAACCGCGGTCCTCAACTTGGCCAATAATGTAGTTGTTATTTCTGCAATTAACGTGTCCGTCTCCATCTTGACCCTCAATTGCCCAGCTTATAACCAAATGCTTTTTGGCGTGCTTGCAAATGTTGTCGATAAATTGCTGCTCAAATTCCGCTGGGATATGCTCGCCGACTTCAAGCGACAAAACAACGTCAAACATTTTACGCAAATAAAACGGCTTGGATAAGTCCAACACCTTGCCAATTCCATCGCTTAGCGTTTCTGTATTTGGGTTTCCGTCGTATGCCTCAATTTTGTAACCTTCAGCTTTAAAAGCTTTAACATAGTCACCCATACCACAACCAAAGTCGACAACTGTCTTGGCTTGTTTTTCTGCTAAATAATTGGACAAAGCTTCGGCAATACTTAGATCGTGAATGTGACCAGTTGCGTCCGTTGTCTCCCAAAAACCCAAATTGTTTATTTTCATATTTTTCTAAATTTTAAAAAAAAGCTTGAGCAAAACCCAAGCCTTTTAAACATCAACAAAAACCCAAAATAACTACATTAATATGATTGTTTGGCCAGTTGGCTCGCCAGTAAAACTGCAAAGTTTGCCGTTCCATTCAAAGCGCACCTCTTTTTCTCTGCCCTGATATGACGCGGCCAGCGTTCTAATTTGTCGTTGCACTAATTCGATGCATTCAAATTTACCCTTGCCTTTGTTAGACCAAGGCGACCATTGTCCGTCCCTTAATCGGTATCTAATTTCCAACGAATAATCCGTTTTAATTGGCGGTATTCTAGGCATCTTTTTGTCTAATTACAACCTCTAAGCCAATTGCCTCGCAAATTTGTCTAAGCCTGTTTAAGCTTATGGATTCCCAGCCGTTTTCTACCTGGTTAATTGGAGCCAAAGACAGTCCGATTTTGTCGGCCAATTGCTCCTGGGTGTAGCCAGCGGCTTTGCGTGCTTTTCGTATAAACAATCCTTCGTAAATGCTCATTTAATAGCTTTTTTTAATTTGCAGTAAGTACCGGGTTCGAACCGGTGACGTGAACCCTGCCCGGGTAACCTAGGCCGCTTGGTCTTTCTTGTGGCATATTCACTAACTTACTTAATATTTAGGCAAATATAGGATTCCGATAATAATACAAGTAATAAAGGTGATTTTTGTTTAAAACGGCAATAAATTATAAATCCCCATTTGTATAAATTCGTCGCCTTTGTCAACTAGGCATTTGCGAACATTTAACTCGAAAACGTTTTTATCGTTAAATCCATATTTCTTTTGCGCGATATCCATAAGCAATTTAACTGGGTTGTCTAAATCGCTGGCTTGGTTGCTAAAGCCAAAGAAAAATTCAACTCTAAGCATTTGCGCTGGGTCCACCTTGGACGCTGGCATACGCAAAAACATTGCCTTCTCGTAATCTTTGTATGCTGGCGTTTTATACCGCTTACCTTGCCAGGCTAAATTGACGCTTAAAGGCTTTTCGTTAATTTTAAACTGGATCATTTACATTTTTTGTAAACCCAAGACCAGGCCAAAGTCCACAAAGCCAAAGCAACCACAAATAGCAGCAAACTAGAAACCTTTAGCAACGCCAGTAAGGCAATGCCTACTAGCGCCGCAAAGATTGCGTACAAATCATTTTTTTTCATTTAGAAAGGTAAGTTATCGTTTTCGACAATGCGTTTCTCTGTCAAATTAACTTTTGCAGATTTTAGCTTTTCCAAAAGTTCTTGTTGTGTTGGCTGGTTTGCAACTTGTACCGCTTCCTTTTGCCAAACTTGTAAATAGTGGGTTGGCTTACCTTCCACTATTTGTGGCTTTTCCTTAATGTCTAGGTTTACCCATTCAGCATCGTTGTCGTTTAGGTATTGTAAAAGTCCTTCCAAGTGTTTTCTTGATTGGCTTACTTTCCAAATTTCTCCAAATTTGGTTTGAACTAGTTTTGCGTTTCCGCCGTAAATTTTTGACATAGTTGTTTTGTTTAAATTAATTGATCTAAATTTTTATCGTCTTTAATTGCCTGTAAAATAAACAATTTCCAAATCTTATTCTTTGTCTTGGCGCCAACTGTTGACTCTTCAACGTACCTGGTTGTCAACCGCAATTCCTTACGAACGTCGCTTTCTATTTCTTCAACGTTAAACTCCCAAGGTTTTAAAATTCCTTTTTCTTGTAATCTGTTAAACCAATATATACCCCAATCGGAAAGGTGCTTGCAATTTCCAGTTTCTTTGGCTTCCTGGTAATTGTCTCGAAAGGTTTGCTTTCCAACCTCAATCCAGTAGGCAATTTCTTCGTTGGTTGGCTCTTTTTCTTTGTTGTTTAAAGCTTGCACCTCTTGAACGATTTGGCTTTGGTGGTGCGCGTAATATTGATTAATCCAAACGCTTACCGTCTTTTCGTTGACGTGGTAAAAATCGCCGTACTGGCCACGCATTCCAGCATGGAGAATGTAATTAACTCGGTCCTCTGTCATCCAGCCATAAGAGCCAAATAATTTGCTTAGGCATCCAAGTAATTCGTTGGCCTCTTCTTTTTTGTATTCCTTAAATTGTTTAAGGCCACAAACAAACTCCATTTTTCTTAGGTGCGTTAAAATTATCTCATCCATTTTTTAAAAGTTTTTGTTTTTGTAAATCCTCATAAATTTCGTCAAAGACGTTTTTTGCTTTGCTTTCTTTTTTCGGTACTGGGTTGCCTCTTTTAACCCAATTAAAAAAATGCTCTTTGGCAAGCTTTTCGTTTTCTTTGAAATCAGCTTTCAAAATACATTCTTGGCGAAAGGTATTTAAATGGTCTTGAACTTCTTTTAAATCTGCCTTCCAAGTTATTGCTAATCCTTCAAGCCAAATCTTATTATTCCATAATTGACGAAAAATTGCATTATGTGAATCCTCATTTACTTTACTTTCTTTTTCTTTAATTTCTTTTATTTCTTTTCCTTTACTTTCTTTTAATTGCATTGCATTCGCATTGCCATCGCTATGCGTTCGCATTGCGTTCGCATCAATGTCCCTATTCCAACGTTTTTTGGCTGATTCTCTAGCCTTTTCGGAACGCTCTTCTTTTAATTCCATGCGTTTTATTAGGCTTTCTGACCAAAAATATTGCTGGTCAGTCTCGAATAAATCAAACTCATTAATTAACCTTTTTATGCAATCCTCATGCGTTTGCAATGCGAACGCAATGCCTTTGTAATGCGTTCGCATACGAAAGTCGCTTTCGTTCCGTAGCATTTCAATTATGGCCCAAAAAAGACCGTAACCCTCCCAACCCATTTCCATGCGTAATTGCAAAATCTTTGGATCGTCCCTGGCGTTTGAATCATGCGAAAAGTAATAAGCCTCTTTTTTCATAGTCAATAAAAAAGCCCAACAGGTAGGAGTCTGTCGGGCTAGGTTTAGTAAACCTTTATAAAATCATTTTTGGCTCCTACCTCAAAAATAATTCGATACACAAATATAAATCTTTTTGAATTATCCAACTAGGCAACGCTTCTTTAGTTGAAAATAAATGCAACCGTATGAAAGTCCCATTTCTTGGGCAATGACTTTAATTTGCTTTCTGTCTTGCCAGGCTTCAAATATTAGCTCCTTTTGATATTCAGTTAAATTGCGCCCTCTCATGGTCATTTAAAATTTGTTCAACTGCATTTAGACAATCATGGAATAAAGCGCCTCCCATGTCTATCGAATTGTGCAAGCGTTCGAATAACGTAACAAACTCGTGGAATTGCTTTATTGTTTCCTGTCCACGGTCGTAATTCTCCAAAAACCTAAACGCTTCTGTCGACTTTCTTTGGAGCGCGTTAATCATGTTTTTATGTTTGGTCTTTAGATCATTGTCAAAAGATTTTAACATTGTCACGTCTTCGTAGTAATCCAACATGATTTCTTGTAGCGCTAAATAAACCAGGTACTTTTGAGTTGCCCGATGGTTTAACTCTTCTATAATTTCCTCGCGTGTCATCGTTTTATAAAGTATCGTGCAACTCGTTTACCATTTTCTAAAGTAACCATGTCGGTTTGGACGTTTAAACCTTTGTCTCTGAGGTTTGCAATCCTGGCGGCAAGCCTAAAGCATCCAAACTGGGTCAATGCCTCCAGCTGCGTTATGGAATAGCCATTTAAAAGCCATCCCTTAATCAGCGCGTTTTGAGAGTCGGTCGATTCCATTATTGTATAAGATTAGAAATTTTTAAAACTGCGTCGGTATATACTTTTCTAAATTCCGATTCTGTGATTGGCTCCAATTCATTTTTTGCCCAAAAATCCGAATGCCATCTAACTTGGTCAACTTTTATATAAGCGTAACTAAGCAAGTCAGATAAGTAAAAAGGATTAACAACAAGCACGTCCGTTTCATTAATAATCATGTAATGCAAATGGACGATTTTAAAGTACCTGGGGACTTCCATGTGTAACTCGAGTACTTTGGTCGTTTTAATTAAATAATTTTCCATAGGAGTTTGGTTTTAGGTGTTTACAATAATTTTAATCCGAGCATATAACCCAGCGCAAAGATTGGCGACAAAGCCAGGACCGTGTAAATGATTTTTCCGATTACTTTAAGTGCTTTTTTCATTGGTGTTTGTTTAAATGTTTAACAAATATTAAAAGAATCTTAGGAATAAAAAAGAAATTATACTTTTTTCTCAATCATGTTTCTAGCCTCAGCTACATCCAGCAGCTTTTTAACCTTGCGAAATTCCAAGTTTTGATCCTCTGCTATTTCTCGGCAATCGTAGCCGTATGTTGCCAAAGTTAAAATCCTACTAATTTGATGGTCGGTCAGGATTTGGAAAATGTTTTCGTCCATTAGCTTTCTAGGGTAAAGCTCGTGCAACTTCATTTTAGTGTAGAGCAAATACCCAACTTTTTGGTCGTCTAGTCCAAGGGCCTTTGCAATTTTCTTGCGCGTTAAGCCTTCAAGGTAAAGCGTTTTAATTTGTTGCATTATCGCATCAAGTTCCATAGTCTTTCAAAGGTTTCGTTAAAGCTTAATTTTTCTTCGTTGTAGGTGGAGGCGACGCCTTTGGGCGCTAGGTCCCCGGGGCGTTTAATAAATTTGCCTAAATACAGATAGTTTTTCATTTGATTTTTATTATTGCTTGTCTTATTAAATCCGAGCGTTTAACATTTAATTTTTTACTTTTTTCCTCTAAAGAATTAAATAATTCTAAAGGCAATCTAAAAGAAATCCATTTGGTGTTTTTAGTATCTTTCATTTTATTTGAAGGTTAAAGTTTTCGATTATTCTTGCGCCAGTAATATTTTCGCCACGCTTTATGGCTTCTTTGATTGCGACCTTGTCAGCAGTAACCACGTTTTTAATGTTGACAAACTGGCTAGGTAATGCCTCCACAATGTCGACCTCTACGGACTCGCTACGGCGCAATGAAAGCTTGAATAAAGGACTTTCTATTTTGTCGATAGCACTTACAAGCATTGCCTCCCTAACTGCGTCCTTAAGCCTTGTAATGGCTTTCTCCTTACTGTCCTTCATTGCCTTTAAACGCTTTATTTCTTGGTCGATTGCATCGCTATCGCTTTGAATGTTTGCAATTACCTTGGCGTAATTATTAACCTTTACCTCCATCTTTTCTTGGTTAATTACCAGCATTGCCTCCAACTCAGGAGTAAACTCTTCGGTTTCAAGTAGGGAGGCTAACTCTAGCGTCTCCCTTGTTATTTCGTATAAGTTCATAGTAATCCGTCTAAGGTGTCTTTTTGATCCTGTGTTAAAGTATATTTATTTAAAGCCTCTTTGGCTTGCTTTTGCTGGGCGTCCGTTCCGTTTAAATATTTGACTATGTAGGCAAATTGCTCGTCGGTTGGCTTTGGCTTTACAACCGTTGCAACCTTTGGCGCGTGGTCATTTGTCGAGTCGGGGTCCTTTGTGTCGTCAATTAAAAACAAACCATTAAGCGCGTATTTACGGGCATAGCTAGACGATGATCCAAACGACTGGGCCACGTCCATACCTTTGCGGTTAATGTCAATGCCAGCCTGGGCCGTCACGGCTCGGCCTTCCATGTCCTTTTGAATGCTGGCGGTTGACTGAATAAAAACAATGTCGCTAACCTCTTTAACCTCGTCCTCAATTATTAACGTGCATTCGTATTTTAAAAGCAACGGTTTGACTGCCTCAAGTATATCCTCGACTGACCGATACTTGTATTTGCCATATGCGTTGTACTGGTTTTTTGGAGCTTTCAACTCCGCTTGAATTAAAATTAATTCTTTCATAGGTGTTTGTTGTTTAAAGGTTGCGTTCAATTTCTATTTCTAATTCTAGCAAAATGCTAGGCGTTGGGATTACGTCAATTACATCGTCGGTCGCCTCATCGTAATAAGATAGGCTATTCGTGTGCTGAATTTGAATTTCTGTTTCGCCGTATGCTGGCGCCCATTCGCTTTCGTCTTCGCCGCAGTTGGTAACGATGTAATCGCCTTGCCAAACGTACTCATGGCCCTCGTAAATGAAATTTACTTCTTTGTCGTAATGTGTTTCTGATTCGTAATTCATATGGGTTTGGTTTAAATGAATACCCGAAATTATTATTTATTTCTATGATTCAAAACAATTTCTAAAAATATTTTAATCAAAACGCAATCTTTTGTTTTAGTCTTAATTTTTATGCTTTTATCTTGCGTCATGAATGAGGACCAAATAATAAATCCGTTTGGCTACGGCATAGCATCTAAGGTGCTAGACGAAAACCGAAAGCCTGTCGATTGGTGGATGCAATACTTGGAGTTTAACCAGGCGGTCGAGGAAAACGAATTTTACGTTTTGTTTGCCGATGGTTTGCTAGTCAAAAAAGGACGATCTAAATATAAAAGCAGCCAATACACCTTTGGCGACCAGTACAAATCATTTAAGCAATATTATGACGAAAAAAAGACTTTTAAAAATGACACCAACGCTGGTTGGTATTTTATTGCTCATCGCATTATTGATGAAAATTTGCCTGTAAAGTAAACCACTCTTTACAAAAAGGCCATTAAATGTCTAATATATTGCACATTATTAAAGTTTTTAGGACTTAATGTATGAAAAATCATGCCTGATATCACAATGTGCCCAGGGACAAATTGTCCCCACAAAGAAAGTTGCTACCGATTTACTGCAAGGCCTAGCGAGTATATGCAATCCTATTTTATTAATTCACCAATTAAGGACGGCAAATGTGAAATGTACTGGAAAGAAAATGCGCAAAGCGTTTGGGATCAGCTTAAAGAAATCGTGAAACCTAAATAGGGCGAATCTGCCACAATTAGGAAAAATTCATGCATTTATACCGTGCCAAATGTGGCCAAAATGTCGACGGTTGGTCCCAAATATTGTCGATTTTTGTTACGAATTTATGTAAAAAGGTAACAAGCAATTCGAAATTTTACCGAATAGAAACCTATAAGTTCACAAATTGGGAACTTTTATAAACCTTTAGAATATTTTTTTATTAACACTAAGTGTATGTAATTTTTCCAAAGGCTGGTATTGGTAGCTAAACAAATACTTGTTGTCCAAATAGGAAACTTTTGCGCCTGGTTGTAACAAAGAGTTAACCGATGCTCCCAAATAAATTCCTTTAGGCTTTTGTACAATTGTCTTGGTTTCGGTGTTTGTTATTGTATTCGTAACGACTGGTATTTTAAAATCGCTTGTTGCGGTCATTTTTAGCACCTCTCCAAGGACTTCGCCGCTTACGTTGGTACTTCCATACTCAAAAGGAAAGGACGCGTTAAACTGGCTAATTTGTGGCTTAAAATCAATTAGTACTGTATCCCTTAAAACCTCTGTTTTTATTTTTGTTTTAGGGACGTAAACCGTGTCCTTTACCTCGACAATCAAAGTGTCCGTTTTTGTCACGGTTTCAAACTTGTAAACGGTTTCGCTTTCAGTCTTTGGAAAAAATATGTAGGCAACAAGTATTCCAGCAAAAAAGGCTAAGGTTGCTATTTTTATTTTTTGGTTGTCGTTAGAGAAATTCATTGCTCAATAAATAAATTGTCTTGCTCTAGTATTTTGCGTAACTCATCTCGGCAATACTTATAAGCCTGGTAAGTATCGTCCGATAACTCTTTGTACTTCATTTCAGACCTTAGCAACTGGTCAAAATCCCAAATGGCGCTCTTATAGTTATGGCCATTTATCGCCGCTTGAAAATCGTCGTTTTCCTCGGGTAAATAATATTCAAGTATTGCTTTCATAACGGAAATTTACAACTGTCTACTAATAATTCCCAAGTGTCAATATTTTTGGCTCTAATTCTTCGAGCGTCTAAGGTCAAAATTCGACCGCCAGTTGGTTTAATTGGTGCGCCACGTTCAACGTGCCAACCTCCAAAGCCGTCCTCGTATTCTTCTTTGTACGATCCAGTTATTGCAAGGTGAATTTGTTTCTGTATTAATTCATGGTGATGCTTTCCTGGGTTGTATTGGACCGCATCCCTAGCATCGTTACGGCTTGAATTTTCGTGAATGTGACCCATTACAAAAACGTCCATGTTTTCATACATTTCTAGCGCTCTAGTCAAGTTAATGGCTCCCTTAGTAACTACACCACCGCCGCCGCTTCCATGAAAATATTTGAGCATTTTGGTCATAAAGGTATTTGTCTCAATTTGTTTTTTGATAACAAGCCAACCGCCATAACCTCCAGTATATACGCTAGTATTATTGTTGTAATTAAGCAAATCGACAAACCTTTGCAATGGATCAGTTTCCAAATTTTTGATAATTGCGGTCTCGTGGTTGCCGTAGCCAATAACCGTAATTAAATGCGCGTAAGGTGTCCACCAATTTACGGCGTCCTCAATTACTGCGTCTATATAATTTGCTTTATTATGCTCAGGTAATACGTCCTTTTTGCTTCGCCTGGGGTCGTATTTCCCTTGCATGAGGCATAGGAAATCGCCCGCGATAAAGACGGGAATGGCTTGTTGTTTGCAGTAGTCCAAATGGCGCTTTAATTTCTCACGATCACATTTGGGATTGTCCCAATGTATATCCGACAACAAGGCTATTTTGGACTCTGTTTGGCCGAGGCTTATTTGGTGCAAATTCCTCGAGATTTTTTTGATTTCCATTAAATAGGAATGTAGGTTGTTTTGCCTCCCGACCGAACGGCCTTTAGCTTTTGCTTGCGGTTGCCTGTTTTAACAAATGAAACGTGTACCCAGTCAGGATTAAAATCTGTTCCAAATTCCCAGATTAGTTGATCAAAGTCAAGCTTGGTTTTTATAAAATCAAATACCATTCTGTTTGTGACCTCGCCGTTACTTCCATCCATGTCGATATCAATCGCTTGACCCTTACAATGTTGGCTTGACGAACTACCCTTAATGAAATCATTGAGAGCCTTGCTTCTGTAACCAGAGCTGATAAAAATAGGAACACCAAAATGTTGGCGAATAGGTTCAAATACTTTATCTGCAAGAAGCTTGAAGTTCTCAAGATGCTCTGCGGTTGGGGTATTATCTATTCCATGTCTTTTGGCTGTATCACTTCTGGTGATCTCCGCAAGATTAAGATGTGGACTGATTTTCATTTTTGTCAGTTGGTTTTTTAAATATCTTTTCCGCTGCCGTTATACCTAAAGCGGCCGCACTTAATGCAGCCACGGAATAAACAAGAGCGTCGTTAGGATTAAAATACAAAGTCCAACACAAGGCAATTGCAGTAAGTACACCAACAAGCCTTTTGCTCGATGCTTGCCCATGCTCGGATAAAAATCCTTTTGCCCATGTAAAAAACTTTCTCATCTGCCTTGCCCTCTGTAAGTTTTTGGTTTTTGTTGGCTCTTTGAATAAGCCTTTTTAGCTTTTCCGTTTCTACGCTTGCCAAAAGAGGTTGGCTTTAAATTTGAGTTACTCCCCTTTTTCATTTTTTCGCTTTTCGAAAATTGCCTTTTCGTTTTTGATTTTAAACACCAGCCAAACGATTGAAAGTA